CTAAAAGTGTAGAACAGTTCTACAATAAAAAATAAATTATATTTATAATTCAATAAGTTATAAAAAATAATTTTATTTACTTATTATTCAATTAACACTAGTTGGCTTTTGCCAAACCAACTATAGGAGTTTGCATGGCAAAAAAACACAAATCAGCTGAAGATATCATCTATCAGATTAAAGATCTCCTGGATGATCTAGAGCTAAAGATTAATCCTGAAGACAGTTATGAAGATGAGGATGATCTAGATATAGACGAAGAAGACGAAGACTAAATAAATACTATATGGGGTGATATAGCATCCCATATACACCTATAGATTGACTTTTTCATACCACTATATATTGTGGCTTAATGAAAAGGAAACACAAGATAGTATCTACTACATCAGTTCGTTTGTCTGCGCATGAGAAGCTGTGTGCTGAACGAATGAGTACACTCATTAAAACAATAGATGAGCTACGTAGTGATGTTAAACAATTACACTCAGACATGAATAAAGGAAAAGGGGTTATAGCTTTTCTTGTAATCATAGGTGCATTGATAGGTTCTGTTCTTGCTATTCTTAAGTTCGTTAAATAAACAATAGGATAATTTCTGATTAAAAAGTCAGACAAGGGTTTAGTGTCAGAAGCATTAGCTCAAGCATACTTTGCTAAAGATCCTAACTTAATTGTATTCACTGCATTAGGAGGTGTGGGTCCAATAGATATCGTAACTTATCACACCAAAACAAAAGAATATACTAACTATGATGTTAAGACTGTATCATATAGAAAATCAGATACTAAATATTCAAATAAAAAAAACGATCGTATAAATAGATCTCCATCTGAAATACAAAAAACTTTAAACGTAAAGATTGTTTATGTTGGCGAAGATGGTAAAATAACAATCAAATGAAACTATCGGAAAATTTTACATTAGAAGAATTAACTTATTCTAAAACTGCGGAAGATAAAAAGATAACTAACATTCCTAAAGTTGAGCATATTAAAAATCTACAATCATTATGCGATAATGTATTGCAGCCAATTAGAGATTCATTTAATATGTCTGTTAAAATTTCTTCTGGTTATAGATCACCGGAGCTGTGCCTGGCTGTTGGTTCAACTATTAAGTCTCAACATACCGAAGGTAAAGCAGCAGACTTTGAAATAGATGGTATTCCAAATCTTCAATTAGCTAACTGGATTTATAAGAACATAGACTTTGATCAATTAATACTTGAGTTCTGGAACCCTACTGAAGATAATTCTGGATGGGTTCATTGTTCTTACAATGGTAGTCAAAACAGAAAACAATATTTGAAAGCAATGCGAATAGATGGTAAGACTGTTTATTCAACAATGGAGATTGCATAATGTTACCTATGTTAGGAGCAATAGCTCCACTTGCTAAAATACTATTCTCTACTATAGAAAAAGCAGTTCCAGATAGAGATTTACAAGATAAATTAAAAGCACAATTAAATGAACAATTACTTAAATCTTCTACTGAAGAATTAAAAGCAGCTGCATCTATCGTTGAAGCTGAAGCAAAAGCAGGATGGTTCACTGCAAGTTGGAGACCCCTTTTAATGTATGTATTAATATTTATTCTTGTATGGAACTATATATTGGGACCAGTTATAAAAATAATATTTGGATCTGTAATAACATTTGAACTTCCAGGAGATGTCTGGACATTGTTGCAAATAGGTTTGGGTGGATATGTTGTTGGTAGATCAGGAGAAAGCATAGCAAGAACATTAGTTAATAAAACTGTGATTAATAAAAATGAGTAATCAAATACAAACAGCATTCGCAATGAAGTATAAGAAGAAAGCAATTAACAAAGACTATAATGGCAAAAAAAAATCTAGAAGACAAACATATAAGAAAACCGCCTAAGAAAAGAAAAGGTAGGCATACCAAAAGAGTTAATAAGAATAAAACTTATAAACCTTACGTGGGACAAGGTAGAGCATGATTAAGTTATTAAATAAATTTAATACCTGGCTAGGTAATTTCTTATGGAATGTTGAATCAAATAAACGTAAAGTAAGAATAGTTAAATTTAAAAAGGTTATTAAAAAATCAAGCAAGTTTTCAAGATGATTGAATGTATATTTAAAACTATGCATGGTTGCTTATTACTAGATAAATGTAAGTGTTATGAGAAAAGAACATAAGAACCCAAAGGGTGGATTAACAGCTGCAGGTAGAGCTTTCTTTAAAAGAACTGAAGGATCTAACCTTAAAGCTCCAGTTAAAGGTGGTTTAAACCCACGTAGGATCTCTTTTGCCGCACGATTTGGTGGTATGGCAGGTTCCATGAAGGATAGTAAGAATAGACCCACTAGATTAGCTTTAGCGCTAAAAGCATGGGGGTTTAGAAATAAGGAATCTGCTAGAGCTTTCGCTGCTAGACATAAGAAATCGTGAAAAGAAAAAAGAAGTTATCTATATTTCGTTGTGGATTCTGCTTTATTTGTAATAAAGAATTGTTGTCAAACATGGGTGGTTGGGTTATTAATGCTGAGAAGCTGCGATTTTGTCATGCAGGAGCTGGTGATTGCTTTGATAGATACCACCAGGATAACCTGAGACGTAGAGCTGCTGAACAAAGAAAAGAAGAAAGATATTATGCCACTAAATGAAAAAGGTAAAAAAATTATGGCTGCCATGAAAAAAGAATATGGAGCTGAACGTGGAGAAAAAATATTCTACGCATCAGAAAATAAAGGAACTATCATGGGTGTTAAGAAGAAAAAGAAAACTATTCTTTAATGGAAAACAAAGGTTTATATTACAATATAAATAAACGTAAGAAAGCAGGAACTTCTAGATCTAAAAAAGATTCAACGATATCTCCTGAAGCATATAAAAATATGCAAGCTGGTTTTCCTAAAAAGAAAAAAACTATTTTATAATTCTTTATTTAGTTCTTCATAAATATTCCAAATCTCATTCTGCGGTTTCCAATAACCGATCTTTAAATTTTTTTGGTTATGGTGATACATAATAGTTGTATGATTTCTTTTACCAAGAACATTGCCAACGATTGTATAGTTCATGCTAGCTCTCTCAAGCATTATATTAATAGCTATAGTTCTTGCATAAACAAACTTCTGTAGTCTGCTTGGAGATTTAATCTCATCAATAGATACATCAAATCTTTTACATATCTTCTCCAGGATATGGTTAACCTCTGGAAATATACTAATTATAGTAGCTTTCTTTGTTGGTTCTTTAATTGAATATAATTTCTTTTTAGAAATGACTGCATAGTATTTTGCTTTATATTTATTAACTTCACTATTTAAGAAATCCCAAACAAGTCTGGACCCAGTAATAAAACCTTCTCTATATTCTTTATTATTAATTGTTTTAGTTCTTCCTTTAATAGAAGTTTTTAATCTTATGATTGCGGCTTTTGTAAAATCACTCACTCGTATCTCCTTGATCAAATTGAAATATATAATTAGCAACATCATAAACTAATAATCCTGCTGCTATAACTATAAGGATCTGCATTAACGTAACTATGTATGTAAGCATATTATCTCCTGTTGTTAAAATTTATTTAAAAAAAATCCACCAGATATAACTAATAACTATAATAATTATTATATACCACAAACCAATTTCTGATATTAATTCAATCATTAATTCCTACCCATTCATTTTCGCATTTAACGCATCTGAATAATGCTGGTTCTAGATCTTCCTGAATATCCTTAGTTGTAATATTAGGAGTGTACCACTCTTGAGTTAATTCACTTTGTAAATATACTAAGTTTTTTTTAACTGCGATGTAGTTAATCCTAGCGCTGTTACAGTCTGGACATCTAATTATTCTCATTGTGTTACCTCCTTCTCTTTTATTTGATCATCATCAGCTTTAAATAACATCTCAACATATTGAGTATAATAAAAATCTGATAGACTTGGATCTTTTTCATCTAATGATTTTTGTAAGAATGATTGTGCAAGTACATATTTGTCTTTAATAAGTTTATTCATAGTGATGCTGCCTCCATTTCATATTGATCTTCGTTAATTTTTAAATCTAAAAGATTTCTCCTATCTAGTTCTTGTTTAATTGCTTTTA